ATTAAATGCTGTGCAGAAGGTGCTGCAATAGGACTGTCTTGAGAGGTCAGATTGAATCTGGTTGTAGTGCCATCAAAACTGTCAATTAAATTTGCAAGAGTTGTCCACTTTAATTTTACTTGCTCATAAGAAATGCCAGGACTCAGGGCAATGTTAGGAGAAGCAGTAGTAGACTCATAATATACAACCTCGTTACCAATTAAAACCGAACCATCTGTTTTCAAGAAGGCATCAACACTTTCAACTACGATTTCATCAGTAGTCGTAGAAATAGGTTCTACCAACTTGGTAGCACCATCTAAAATATCAATGTTAAGTTTATCAATATCAAGATATTGTAAAAACTCATTGAGGATATTCTGACCTAAACCCGTCTTTTCTTGAGAACGATAGTAATATTCAATAAATTTATTGAATAGTGGATAATCGTTCTCAATAAAATCTGGTGTCTGAGAGACAATAGACTGGGAGACCTTATTGATATTCATCTACAACTTAGAAACAAGAGGAGGTTGTTAAGTCGCCATTGTTTGAAATGTCAGCAACAGTAATTGTTGATGGGACAGTTACAAATGTTTGTGGCGTCAAACTATTTAGAGGGATTGTGGGAGGAGGAGTTGTTCCAACTGGGACAACTGTAACCTCTGGGTTAATCACATTAATGATTGTGCCTGGTGTTGCAGCAGGAATTGTTGAGACGTTTGCTGGAATAAACAGAACAGGAATTGCAAGACCACTAGGTAATAAATCTGGATTTGTGACACTTCCTGAACCAGTGGTCGAATCTGTGATATTAATTGCACCAGAAGGAGGTACGTCGTTTCCTGCACCAATAATGTTGATGGGACCAAAACAAATTTGACCTGTGCTGTAATTTACAGTTCCTGCAGCATTATTAGTATAAACCTTCTTATTACCTGTGTTGTAGAAGGTCCTCAGATTGCCGAAACCATCATCTTCAAACTGTTGATCAATTCCTGGTCTATCTGCCGTTCTAAACGGTCCTGAGAGCAATACAGGTTCTTTCTTACAAGTAGTTCCATCAGAATTACTTGGAGCACTATCATATAGATCCGCACCAGTAGCAATACAATAAGTATTGGTCTGATTTGTATTCGGATTGATATATTTCAATACAGAAAGTTGCAGAGACACATCACTGATACTCTTATCAGATAAAGTAACTGCTTTTTCAAACGCTTGTGCTCTAAAGGTGGAATTGAAGTTGTTGATTTGAGATTGAGACGCCCAATCATTAATTCCATTCTGAATATTAGTTTTAATATCAGAGGTATTTGATGCAGTGCCAGGATCGTATTGTCCAAACACTTTTATATACAAATACATCTCTTCAGGATCAATAATAACAGGATCAATCGATGCCATTGCATATTTTCTCAAATCTGCAGCGATTGTTTTCTTTGTTGCATCATTGAGCAAAGATCCAGTCTTTGTTTTGATTGCAATATATACTTTTCCGTAAATTGGAGGAGTTAGAGAATCTCCACCGTAAGCAACGACAGAATCTGCGTTGGAATATACCTTTTTAGTAATAAGAGCATAGTCTTGTGCTGTTACTGCTCTATATTGTGCTGAATAATATCTTGGAGCATTATATTTGATGGATTCAAGAGTTTCTGCAGCAGAACCAAGTTGTGACTTCTCTTTTACAGTCAGCGTTACATCCGCGCCAGCATAATTGTTTCCAATATTGTCTGTAATGGTTCCAATGAAAGAAAATGAGGAAATTTCATTTGCTTCTGTTCCAGAACAAACCAAATATTCTAAAATAACGACCTCACCATCTTTCAATGCTCTACCTGCAGTGTCATCACCAAATTTTACCTCATAACGCATATCTTCACCCTCACTAAGGAAGTATGCACGAGTTACTGCAGTTAAATCAGTAATTGTATCAGTCAAACTGTACAAATCTGATGTTGTAGATGATTCGTTGGGTTTTACTCTTACACTAAGAGTAGAAATGTCTGCATCCTCTGAAGGGACTTTATACACCTGAGATGCGAAGGTGTTTACAACATATTGGAAAGTAACAACACTTCCTTCTTGCACCATTACATTGTCAAAAGTGGCAAGACCTGTTGTTGTATTAACAGTTGTAGTAATATCTTCTAAAATATTAAAAATATAGTTTCCGCCAGATGATACTGGTCCTTTCTTTAAAGTTACACTACTAGGATATGCACCTGCAGTCTGACTTGTTTGTACATCCAGTTTTAAACAACCTTTTGATGCTACAACTGAACGTGGGACATAGTTTAAGAGTTTTGCAACGTTAACAACATTATCTCTAACTGTTGCAGAAGGCAAAAACGCCTCATTCATCGCCATATTAGCATTGAATGATGTATAATATGTGTTATACGCTAATATATCGATAAGATATGATAATGAAGACCCTTCAAAATCATAATCCGAGAATTCGTTACGAGTTCTTAGGTAGGATTTGATTGAAGACTTAATATCCTCAAAATTTAACGCTGTTAAATTGTTTGGTTGCATTATTCAGGTCTCTGTAATACGAACTCGATGGTTTCTACGATTGGGATCCCGACAATTCTATATTCAACTGCTACATCAAATGTATTTCTGGAAAAATTACCAATAACCTCAACGGTTTCTAAACGTACACGCGGTTCAAAACGGTTAATGGTATTTATGATCTCTTGTCTAATTGCGTCCTCTGTAAAATCATCCAGAGGTTCAAATAACAACTGTGAGATGTTAGATCCAACCAAAGGTTGAAATGGTTTCTCTCCTGGTGTGGTCAAAATCAAATTCCTGACCGCTTGTTTGATTGCATTGTCATTTTTGACGACAGCAACATCTTTGGTATTAGCATTTCTTGCCATACCAATTGCGAGGTCCGTAAAACTACGAGACCTCGACACACTTTTACCACTTACTTTTTTTAAAGCCATCGATTACGGGGCAGTTCCCGTATTATTTAGCGACCTTGACCCCGATAACGCTTTTTAGCATTATTTCTGGACGTTGCAGCATATTTTGTATGCTGACCTGCACCTTGACGAGTCTTTTTAGGAACTGCTTCGACGAAGGAAGTCCCAGAAAGGGATTTTTTCATTTTTGCCATAATTAATTACCGATAAAAACATTAGGACTGCATCCCGAGATAAAAGAGTTACACGGGAATGCTGGTGTGCCATCACCAAGTGGGTCACCGAACCTTGCAGCGCGACGACCATTGATCCAAACCGACTTACTAGTAGCGAGTGCCTTCCGAGGATGTCCCGTTGGTGCCTCTCTACCTGCCACAGGACCAAGTGTACACCAATATGCTCCAACAGGTTTAGTATCGGTGCAAGGAGGACTGTTAGGGATTGGCATAACAACCGTAACAGTATGAATGGTTGGTGTTGGGTGTGGAGTGAGAAGATCTAGATCAACTATAGGTAGTATACCATTAATTACCACATTTCGGAGTGCTCCTAAGGGAGTTAGTGGTAATTGAGGTGTTGGTGGCCACAATGTTGTTGCATTCATAGCAGCAACGCTTTGTGGAACCACTCGTGGATCATAACCTGACGGTAATGGACAAGGTGGACCTGGTAGAACACCGCCACCAAGACCAGGATGATGAGACGATCCAGTTCCCGTTCCGTGACCCGTGCAAGTTCCTGCGTATAGTGCTGCTCCTGAGGCTCCTAGTAGTGGCATATCAAGTTATCTCAAATGGGTTTCCGTATGCTTCGCCAGCGTCTTTTGCTGCTTGACCTGCTCTGCCAAGATCATGCCATATTTTCATATCACCTTTAATTGACCATGGTTGACAACCAGGTCCTAATAATGCAGACATTGTATATGTTGTAGTAATAGTTTCACCATTATCTCCAGTAGATGTTCCACCAGTTGTTCCTGCAGGCGCGTTGCAAGTGAAGTGCGTTTTGCCTACATTCACTGGATCCATAGAGAGTGTGACTTTAATAGTTGTCGATGACGTAGGATCTGGGCGATATTGCGTCATAATGTATTTAGTGTTCGGAGACGCGGCAGGGAGGTTGATAAATGGACCCTGTACGGTCTCAACGAAGGTTTCCTTATAGTTTGTATACTCAGGAATCTGTTCTTGAGTCATTTCACTAATCACAGACTCTTTTGTATCAAGTCTAAACTGTTTATGATCCTTAGTAAACTGCTTCATACTATCAGGTAATCCAGAATCGTCCAAAAACTGAGTATTATACTGATCTACTCGATCAACTTCACGGAGTTTTTCGAGTGCTGGAGCGGAATATAGTTCTTGTGCCTTTTGTTGGACTCTTCTACGGTCTGGATCTAACTTAATATTCGCTGTTTGGGTTTCAGTTGTAGTTGTAATCTCTGTATCAACGTCAAAAATCTGTTTTAACTCGTCAAGTTCCTGTTGAGTGACTGCTGGAGCAGCAGCTTCGACAATTTGTTGTCTTTGAGACTCATTTGAACTAAGAATTGACTCAATTTGAGACTGAGATAGTCCAAATTTGATCAATGCATCGAATCCATCTGGAAAATCTGTTGCATAAGAACTCACATCAACGGATGTAACCTCTGGTTTGGGTAAATTATTGACAATTTCAACAATTCTATCGTTAGTATCGGTAGGTTTATAGGTATCGTCGGGATAAATCTGGTCAGTTCTCGATGTTTCGTTGTAAATATTGCGAATCCACGCTTGCGGCGGATTATTTTCGTCATATCCGCTACCACTTTGAGTAATTTCTACTGCTGTAAGCACTCCATTGGTAAATGTACCTTCCAATTCCGCATTTTTTCCGCTTGCAACTAGTGGTGCAGTGACTACAAGGTCAGGTGGTTCCTTCAAAGTGTTCCAACCAGCACCTCCATCCGTAATTGTAGCGCCTGTTACGCGACCATTTGTGATTGCTAGTGTTATTTGGGGTTGTCTGATGGTGTTATAGATGTCTGGAGCGGAAGGATCGATGTCGGCAGTGAGAAATTGCATCGATTTTTCGACAAATTCATACTTTCCGATGAGGATAGCGCGGTCGGGTATACCATATCCTGCAATTGTGGTGATTTGGTGTGCCCTATTTGACGTATATTGTGTGTCTTTAGCAAAATTATTGCCGCTTCCATCCAAATATAACACATGAAACTGGAAATTTTGGTCATCTGTGTGGAAAGCGCGGAGAATAGTATGTCCATTGATGGTATCACCGCTGCGTAACACGTCAAAACCAGAACTACCAGCAAAGGTACTGACCGATGCAACTGCTTTGACCCTAAGATTCAGTGTAAAAGTAGTTGAAGTGGTGCTTGGATGTGTATGTGTATAGGTAAGAGAGAAGACATCACCTACAGAATACCCTGAACCAGGTGCTAAAACCTCTGTAATCTCCCATACGGTGCCTGTGATGGTGCTTGTATTGCTTAGTTGAGGGTAGATTCTGAACTTTACTCTAAGTCCTGAGGTCGCCCCGCTACCATTTAGGTCATATACTTCAAAATCTTCAAATGATTCTTCACCAGATTCCCATGTATTTTGTGATGTGACGTATGGTGTGCCTTGTAATGCATTCTCATCCCATACATCAGTATATGTGGATCCGTCGTAGGAGACTTCAATATCAGTGACGCCATTAGGAAGTTGTGTAGAAAGTGCGTCGTATTTGAATGCTACTTTATATGATGTGGTTCCAAACCCGAATAGTGTTGGGTGAGGACAGTCGGGATCTCCTGTGTAATCAGTGTCACAGGTATATCTTAGATTTGTGGACGCGGCGGTACAGGTAAATCCAGTGCAAGGAATACACCTAGATGAAGAATCAACACTATCTGCTAATGCCTCTCCTGTGCCAGGATCTGTTCCCCCTGTGGAGTTTCGGTCCTCGTCCTCAATATAAAATGCAGGAGTACCAACATGTCCTGCCTTATTAGATACATCATAGAGGTATGAGAACCATGTATCAGAGTAATTGAAGTCAAATGATAGTTCTGACGGGGTATACTCATAGAACATTGTGCAATCTGCATCACAGGGACTTACCTTCGTTAGTTTCCCACATGTTGCTGCACTCACAGGAATACTGCTTCCCCAACGGTTCAGACATTGCTGGGTATTATCGTACATCACGAAGTTGTGATCTCTTGCAGGAATGTAATATGATCCTGTTCTTACAACTGCCTGAGGATACTCACTAAAAGTTAACCCTACACCTTGACCATTAGGGTCATAGTTTGTGCAGTGGTTAGTGTTAACTGTCAGTCCATTACAGACTGGGTTTTGTCCTCTAGCAGTTACCTTACATCCCATCTTCTAATTTCTTTAAACGCTGATAGATTTGATCATAATTTCCTTTGATATTGAGATACTCATCTTGCCCCTCAGGTTTGTAATAAGTCTTGTCTGGGGTAGGTAACTCCTGAACATACTTTTCGACCGCTTCTAGACGCTCGTGGAGTGCTTTCAGACAGTCATTGATAGCATTCAGTGCTACTGATACTTCTTCTTGATCTTTTTCAGTCATTCACTTTCTTTAAGATAAATCCTTCTCCGTCATCGGTCAGTTCATACTGAAGTTCTGTGCCGATGTTCCAACCCATCTCTTCACACATATCATAGGGAATAGTGAGGATAAGATCTCCGTAATCGTCTTCCTCTAATGCTGTTGTGAATCTATGGGACATAATCTTTAGTCTATAGGCGGTTTATCTGCGGGTTATTAGTAGGATTGTTCTCTTTCCACTCAACCCATAGTGTATATAGATCTTTCACATCCTGTACTGAACCTGCAGATGTAGCATAGTCTGCACATTCATACATTCTGGGATCTAACATACCTTCATACCTAATCAGTTGCTCTATTGCCCATACACGAGCATCTTGTCTTTCTACGCGGGTCTTGGGGTCCATTTTTTGTCTCAGAAATTTTTTTATATACGCCGTTAAGTATTACTCGAATAATATTTAAGGCGTCTGGGAACCTTTGTAGGTTAGGGTAGTGGCCGATTTTAACATTTAGGGGGCATAAAAACACTGCCATTTACAACATTTAATACCAGGCACGTTAGTTACATCGGAGATCCCCTAATACTGTCATGCTTCATTATACTATACCGCTGCATGATTGTCAACAACATCCCAACACCATCCGATTGACTTGATATAATCAAAGCAAGACATTCTCGGAGTATTGGGGTACTGTTCATTGCGATCATTGCGTAACCCATCAATGTACCTTTCCATGTCATATATGGAATTGAAAGTACCTCTGCACTCATGTTGATTGTCGTAGATGATGTACTGCATAAGTCTCAATAGTTACTAAGAGTGTTTCTGAACCCTTACAGTGTTATTATAAGGCATAATGGGCATATCTGTCAAGACCCTCTGTACATGTGTCCGAGTATTCTCACAGGGGTTGACAACTGTTAGGAGACGTGCTAAGGGTGTAATTTACGGAGACATTTAGAGGGAGATAAAACACACAAATAGGTTTTTTTCCACATTTCCACAATTTCCGCATTATTTGTGGAAAAGTATTATTTTGTGTCTGTGCCTTTGTTTTCTCTCTCTTTTATAATATGATCTCTAAAACTATTCCACAGGATTACAGATATCTCTTTTAATGTTATCTTGACGTACTTCAGTTGTTCTCTTAATGTGACGCCATTCTGATCGGAAGATGAGTACATTGACTTGATTAGTTGGGTGACGTGAATGCGTGGCAACTTCGGGCGGTTTGTTATATTCATGAATGCAATAGGTAATATAATCATCCGATAAGAATGTTATGTAACCTTTTACATTTTGATATTCAATTTTGTCGCCTAATTGCATGAATGAACCTCCTTAGTTCTTATCTCGTAATTCCTCATAATTGGGGAATTGTGATAGTATTTGATCGAGTTGCTTTTGTAATTCATTGCGGATAGAAATCAGGGAATAATTGTATAAGTGTTGATTGTCGGTTTTGTGTAACGACTTCACCAATTGATTGACGGATGTTATCGCCGTCTCTAATTGTTCAACGTGCTTATCGATCTCAACTAATTCGCTCCATTCGTATAATACATGATGCACTTTTATTTGATGCAATAACTACTATCTATTTTACATAGTTTCTGCATTTTGTCATCTTGCATATCCTGGAATGAGTTTATTAAGGATAGACCAATATTTGCCCCGATGATAACAACGAGGCAAGAAAGAAAAATTCTCATTTAAGCGACCTCAAGAGCGATGCCGTTTGTAAACTCTTTAGTTTCACCATTATCAGATACATACCAAGTCCAATTTTTCTGGAATACACCATTTTTAGTGCCATCACAAAATTCATTGATGATAGCATTCAAACGTGATTTAGTGGTGTTTGACTGATAACCACCATCAAACAAAATAACCTCGCTGTCTGTTACTGTTGCGATATGATTGCCATGTAGATATACCTCACACGCCATATTGTTTGTAGGATCGAACGTAGTGCAAGTGTTAGAATTAGACCATGCAATTCCGTTTCTGATTGCGTTGTTCATTTGCTGTTCGATTTTTCTCATGATGTGTTGCTTTGTTTGTTATGTACTTATTATAGGGGATGGGCACCACAATGGAAGCATTAATGTGCCACTAATAGAACTGTCACTGTACAGGTCGAATAAATTCGGAAACCGTGTTAAGACTATCAGCGGCGACTGTTCTAGCATTGTTTGATGTATAAAACAGGAACCCGCAAGCAACAATTAAAAGAAATTTCATGTGGATTGAAAGAAGATCTTTAGAGGAACGTTTTTTTGAAAGTGTTTTA